CACCGAGACACCAGCAGACAAGCCAGCGGATAAGCCCGCCGACGTGCCGGCTGTACCTGCAAGCGCCGAGGACAAAGACAAGCCCGCTCCTGCTGCCGTTAAACCAACTGGCAACAAGGCGCTGGACATTGCTGTGCAGTCCTTCGTTAAGGTGGCAGGCGCTACTGAGGACGACATTAGCCGTGCTCTGGAGCAAGCATACGCCTCTGGTGATGCTCGACTGATTGACCGTGCGTTCCTGAAGGAACGCTTCGGAGAGAACTCTGACCAGGCTATTGCCCTGGCCGAGGCAGTAATGGAGTATGAGATTGAAGCTGGGCAGAAGCTCCTGGCCGAGGTACATGCTCTTGGTGGTGGGGAGGAGCAATTCTCCAAGGCGGTCGCATTATTCAAGGAGCACGCTCCTCAGGGTATGCAGAATGTCATTCGTCAGATGCTGGACTCCAACGACGCAGATACTGTGAAAGAAGCAGCCTCGTTGATTGTGGAGTACGGCAAGTCATCTGGTGGTCTGGTACAGGGCGCGCAGCGTCGTATCGGTGATGCAGGCATCGCGGATTCTCAAGGACTGAGCTATGAGCAGTTCACTGAGGCCCGTCGCAAGCTGAACCCTATGTCCCGCACGCACAAGCAAGACCTGGCTCGCCTGATGGATTTACGCCGTATCGGCAAACAACTTGGTAAATAAGGAGATTTAAAACATGGCACAAACCCCATATGCAGCAGACCTGACTCGTACCCACTGGGCTGGCCCGGATTCAGACGCTGATATTCACTTAGAGGTATTCCAGGGCGACGTTGACACGGCGTTCGTGTACAACTCGTTCTTCCGCTCCAACTCCGGTTTCATCTCGGTGCAGGACGCGTCTAACACCGCTCGCCTCGACCGTATGAACACCGTGTCCGTTAAGGGCCGTGGTGTCGGTGAGAAGCTGGAACGTGAGTCTGTGAAGAACGACAAGCTGGTTATCACTGTTGATACCGTGACGTACGCAAGTACTGTCATGGACTGGCAGGATGACTGGACTTCGCCAGACCGCTGGTCTGAGATTGGTACCAACCACGGTACCGAGCACGCGAAGCTGTTCGACCAGGCGCACCTGATTCAGCTGCAGAAGGCCCGTAAGTGGATTGCCCCTGAACACCTGAAACCGGCGTTCTACGACGGTAAAGAGTACACCGCAATCATCCCTACCGCCACCGCGGATGCTGATGCAGACAAGGAGAAGTTCGCTTCTAACCTGATTGCTGCTCACGCTGCTGGCGTAGAGGAGATGATTAACCGCGACCTGGGCGGTTCCCTGACTGAGTTCATCACCGTGGTGTCCCCGCGTGTGTTCGGCGTGCTGATGCACTCCAAGAAGCTCATCAACGTGGACTACTCCGCAGGTAACGGCGACTTCGCTGCACGTCGTGTTGGTATGCTGAATGGCATTCGTATCATCGAATCCGCTCGCTTCCCGAAAGCAGCTATCTCTAACCACCCACTGGGCGCATCCTTCAACGTGGACGCCGACGACGTGGCATGTGAGATGGTAGTGTACCACCCGCGCATGACCCTGGTTACTGTTGAGGCCAAGCCAATGACCCACAACAAGTACCCAGACAACCCGAACTTCTCGGACATTCTGGACACCTTCACGCTGTACACCATTGGCCAGCGCCGCCCAGACACCAGCTTCGCTGTTAAGCTGGTTCCTCAGTCGTAAGGTATAACAAAGCTCTCCTGCGGGAGGGCTTGATTATACACTACAGGAGGCACTATGACTTTACTAGAGAGCGTTAACCTGTGCCTCCATGCACTCGGGGAAACCCGTGTATCGAGCACAGACATTCGACACCCTACCGTTGACCTGGCTCTGAGCACTATCGCTATCAAGCAGCGTGCTCTGCTTGAATCCGGTAAGTGGTTCAATACCACCCGCGTCCGTATGTACCCGAATGACGAGGGGCGTGTGGAGTATCCGGTGGATGCACTGACCGTACAAGACGCGTGCGGTATGAAAGTTTACACAATGCGTGGGCGTATGCTGTTCAACGTCACCGATAACACCCAGCTGTTTCCCGGCCCCGTAGACCTCATCGTAATGTATGATGTGGACTTCGAAGACCTGCCGGAGTGCGTGGCAACCGTGGTAACGTACCGCGCTGTCCGTGCTATGTACGTGGGTGACTTCGGGAATGACTCCAGCGTATCCGACCACATCCAGAACGAGCAAACAGCTTACCTGACTATGGAAACCCTGCACATGCGGAACATGCAGTACAACACCCGCAGCCGCCGTGGTTACCGTAAGTACCGTAACGCACTATTAGGTTAAGGAGATACTATGGCTGCCTTAGACGGCGCGATTAAATCCCTGATGCAGGGCGTGTCCCAGCAGGTTCCGCGTGAACGTCTGGACGGCCAAGTGTCCACCCAAGTTAACATGTTATCCGATGTGGTGAACGGTATGCGGCGCCGACCAGGCGCACGCTTCGTTTCCCAACTACTGATGGATGACGTATCCGACGTGAATAAAGTCTTCAGCACCTATGTGGACGTTGAAGATACCGTTTATCATGTCATTATTAATACAGCATCAGGGCGCTTGATTATTCTTAATGAGGACTTCAGCGTAGTTCCCGTGAATATCACGAACCCTTATCTGGTGGCCCCTGCTGCCAGCAATATCCAGACGGCCTCTCTACGGGGGCACCTGTACATTGCAAACACCTCCAAGGTTCCTACGGCAACCTACGACAACGCTGGTAGGCAGAATCCTGCTATGACTGGCTTCTTTTTCGTAAAGACGGGTGTGTTCGATAAGGCGTATGATATTACTGTGAGTACCTCGGCGGGTACTTGGACGGGTACTTACCAAACCCCTAATGGGCAAACCGAGGGAGATGCCGAGAAGACTACGCCGGCTTATATCGCCCAGCAGCTTGCTAATGACCTGGAAGCTAAGGCTGGTGCTAACCTGCTGGTTGTTGTGCGCAACTCATACGTGAGTCTGCATAGCTCAGTAGCTACTGTTAACGCCACATCCAACTCCGGCAGCACTTATGTGGGTTGGAGCAACGACAGCCGAGTAGCCCTAACCACAGACTTACCTGCCCGCCTCCCCTCCGATAGTGATGGTATGATGTGTGCGGTAGGCACGGTAGAGCGCAACTTTGTCTGGTACGCATACAATTACAGCACCAGCGTGTGGGTGGAAGTAGGTGCGTACAACAGCCCGAGCGGATTAGCGAATATGCCTATACGGTTCTCCCTTGATGGAAACTTCACTGTAGAAACCCCCACGTATGAGGGCCGCCTTGCAGGTTCCGACACAACAAACGAGAACCCCGCTTTCCTGACGAACGGCATTACAGGCTTCGGTGCCTTCCAAGGCCGCCTGGTAATCCTGGCTGGCCCAGAGGTTGCCATGTCCGGTGCTGGGCATCCGCTGCGTTGGTGGCGTAGCACGGTAACTTCGCTGGTAAATGACGACCCTATCGGCATCTACTCCGGCGCGGCTACCAGCACCGACTTTCGAGCATGTGTGCAGTTCAACAAGGACTTGCTGCTATTCAGTCGCTCGTGCCAGGCCGTGGTGCCGAGCGGCAACGCTGCTATCACCCCGGCGACTGCGCAGATTGTGATTACTAGCCAGTACAGCACCGACGTGCTTGCTCAACCAGGCGTAGTCGGCCGTAGTGTCCTGTACGGAATTCCCCGCACTGAGGCGTACGCCGGTATCCTGGAGATGATTCCGAGCAACACCACGGACTCTCAGTACACCTCGAATGATATTACATCCCACATTCCCAGGTACCTACCAGGGCGTGTGCGTAGTATCACAGCCAGTACCACATCAAACTCTGCACTGTTCCTCTGCACGGGGGATAATCAGAGTCTGTTCGTGCAGAACTACTTGTGGTCTGGTGATGAGAAAGTACAGAGTGCCTGGCACCAGTGGACACTCCCTGCGCCTATTGCTACTACTTGGTTCGTACGTGACCGTATCTACATCGGCCTACGTGTGGATAATACCATTATGGTGGTAACCATTGAGCCACAGGCGGGTGAAACGGTCGGTGGGCTACAACGACCCTTCTCGGATATGTACCAGCAGGTGACCGTCTCTAACGGACAATTCATTCTACCACCGTACCTCCGCTCTTTGTACATGACTGGCTACCAGCTGGTGGTACAAAGCGGCAACGGGCATAAATGGAATGGTATTGAGAGTATCAATACTACCACCTGGGTAGTGCAGATGGTCAGGAACGTGCCGGATGGAACGTATCTGGTAGGTTTCCGCTTTGCTAGCGTACTCACACCCACCCCGCCATTGATGCGTGACCAGAATGGCGTGGTTATCGGCACCAGTAAGTCGTTGCTTGTCCGGTACGAGCTTACGGTGCAGGATACTGGCGCCTTCGACATTGAGGTGTTGGATACATCCCGTGAGATTCAGGACGGTGAGTTCTCTGGTCTGTTGTACAGTAGCATTGACCTGGTGCCTGACAAGGCGCTGGAAACCAGCATGGGCAAGATTATTGTCCCAGTCCGCGCGCTGGCTCAGAACACCGTGACCACATTCCGATGTGACCGGGAGACTGATATGCGCATTCTCGATATTGAATATGTTACGCAGTTCAGAGCGTTAAGGAGACGAGCATGATTTGGATGTTCGCCAGCTTGGCTGCGCAGGCACTCAAGACTGGGATGGACTCATCGGCGGCACGGCGACAGCAGGACATTCAGAATGAATCCATCAAGGCTTTCAATAAGTCTGTGATTGCTTCGAATGCCAAGGCGATGAATGAGATTAACATTCAGCGCACTGCTTCCCGTGCCCAGACCGCCCAGGCGCTGGATGCCAGCAAACGCCAGGCAATGCAGACTAAGTCCGACCGTGGCCTACAGGCTGCGGCTGCTGATACAATGGGTTCCAGCGTTGATGCTGGTCTCCAGGAAATCGATGTGCAGCTGCAGCAGGCCACGGGTACTTTGATGCAGAACCAGGAGCTACAGGAACTGTCCTTTAACTCTGCGGTGCAGCGCCAGGCGGATACCGCTATGGGGCAGCTGCAGGATTTGAAGTACGGTGCTGGTGATGATGCCCAGGCGGCATTCCTCGGCTCAGCTATCGGTATGATTGGCACAAGCATGATTGCGAATAAACTCAGCGGGAAGACAGCTATGGGCGAGAAGAAAGGCGCTCCCATCTCTGCCGCTAAAGGTACACGAACCCCATCCCAACAGGGCTGGGCTAACTTCTTTGGTTTATAAGGAGGCATAATGCCGGTACGTCAACCAACGCAAGGCGGGGTACAGACCCCACAACTGGCCGGGTATCAGAGCGCCGGTGTGGCTGCACCGACGTTCCGGCAGCCTCAAGAACGACCAAGCGGGAGTGCTTTCTGGAATGGTTTACTCGGCTCTGCGGTTAAGCAGGGTATTGAGGAGATGCAGCAAGCGGCGGCCCGAGGGTACCTCGAGGGTGAGCAAGACAGCTTAGAAGGCCGCGCTAAGCAGGAACGCGGGTGGTTAACCCGTGAGCAGTATGAGCAAGGTTACAACAAGGCTACGGTGAGCACCGACCTGGCGAAGTTCCAGCTGGGCCTGCAGACCAAGGCAACGGAGTATGTGAACGCCGGTAAATCCCCGGACGAGTTCAACCAGTACGTTCAGGATGAGACGAACAAGCTGCTGGCTACCGCCGGCTCCTCCGGTCTGAACCTGAATGATAAAGACTGGCAGGCGTGGCTGGGCACGGTACAGGGTGCGCGGGATACCGCCGCCGAGTACTACCAGGCCCAGAACCTCAAGCGCGCAGACTTCATGCGTGAGCAGAGTATCGCAGCTGAGGGTAACGCAGCAGTAGCGGCGTACGCCACTGCAGACGCCTCTGGTGACCCACAGCAGGCTCTCCAGAACGTGAACGCCCACATCTCCCGTATCAACAACGACGACACGCTATCTGTTCAGCAGAAAGCACAGTACACCTCACAGTTCCTGGTGGACACGTACACTGCAGCCAGCAGCACCGGCGGTGTGAGCGGCTTGTCCAGCTACATGGAATCCCTGAGCGAGTTCCAGCACATGCCTACGGATTTGCAGACGCAGCTCCGTAACATGGCCCAGAATCAGTACGAGAAGCGCGCATCCGACGAGAGCGTTAAGCTGTACGAGTACAACTCCAAGGTTGGCTCTGTGGCAGACTACGACCAGCTCGTGAAGGATTACCCAATGGGTGACTACATCAGCACTGTCATGGGCGCTGTGCAGGCCAAGAACATCGCTCCGAGCACTGGGTACAACATGATTGATGCAGAGGCACAGCGGCGTGCTAAGCTGCAGAAGGCGGCCACCGCAGAGATGGCGTACGCCAATGGTGTTACCTCCTCCGACATTGCTTCCAAGACCGGCGAGAGCCTGGACAAGGTTAAGAGCAACCTGGAGAAGATGTACGCCCAACAAGGCGGTGGTTACTCAGCCGGCGGTCTATCCTTGATGCAGCGTGGTCTGAGCAGCGGTGCACAGGATATTGCAAGCATCGGCGTGGGTATGCTCCAGCAGGACGCACAGAGCCTGGCTGCGGTAGACTGGCGGAACTTGAAGAAAGACCAGAATGGCAACCCTGAGTACCCGGCTACGGTCGTGTCCTCCCTGGGGAACATCCGCACCGCGTACAACTCCGCTATTGCTGCTGGTAACCAGGTACAGGCTAATGCCTTGCTCTCGGGTCTGCCCGACGCAGTGGCGTATGGTATCCGGCAGAACGTTGATGAGCGTGAGCTGGTGAACGTTGTGTCGAACCGCGCCCAGGACATTGCTGCGGGTAAGGTAGTGGCCCTGCCACCAACCATGCCTAATGCTATGCTGCTGACGCAGGACGACGTGCTGGCCGGTATGCTGGACTTCGGTATTACGCAGGGTGCCCGTAACAGGAACCTGCTGGGTATCCAGTCCTGGGTGTTCACCTCATCTGCGGATGAGAAAGCGGCCCAGGTGCGTATGAACCAGTTGAACGGTGCCCTGAACGCAGAGTACACGAAGCGGCAGCAGGACGGCACATTGCCGGCGCTGTCTGGGGATGACCTCAAGAACTGGCTGGTGGGTAAGATTGGTGAGCGCGCTGTGCAGGTCGATGACGGCTCAGATGCGCACGCTATGATGATTCTGCCGGACGTCGGGAACAAAGCCGCCATCTTCGGCACAGGGGATAATACCCTCATTGCCAAGGCTGTGCAGGACGACGTGAAGGAGTTCAAGAAGAAGTACCCATCCGCTACGACTGTGCAGCTGGACTATGACCCACTGACCCAGGAGTTCGTGTACCGCGGTGCGAACGGCGAGAACCAGATTGGTACGTCCTCTGAGAGCATTCCAGCCTCTGAGATGCGCCAGAAGGTGCAGGGAGTGCAGGCGGGTATCACTAACAGCGGCACTGGTCAGGCTACCGGCAACCTCTCCGTTCCAGGTGCAGGCTTCGTTAAGTACGACACCGAGAACAAGTACGGTATCCCGCCGAACACCATGATGACTGCCGTCGGCCGTCTCGTGGGGTACGAGGGTTACACCAGCACGAAGGGCTTTAGCATCCTTGCTACGCACCCGACGACTGGAGCCAAGCTGAACGAGGAGAAGTACGTGAAGCAGCCGGGCGACTCTACTCAGGTCGCTGCGCAGAAGCTGGGCATGTACATGAACGACAAGGTACTACCTGGCGTCATGGCTACCATGCCGAAATACAGCAAGCTGCCGAGCTACCTCAAGTCCGAGATGTTCAACGCACTGGTGGAGACCACGTATCACTCCGGCAACCCTGCAGCATTCGCAGCCTTCATGGACGCGGCGCTGGACGGCACGCTGGATGTTAGCAAGTTCAAAGACTCACCACTGTTCAAGGATGCAGGGGCCGGCTCTCGTCGCAACCGCGACCGCATGAGCCTGTTGGCTGCCCTGAACAATTACAGAATCAACAACGGTTAGGAGGAAGTATGATTCGTCTGCGCCCTGAGAGCACAGCATATGCTAAACCAGACGCGGTAATCCCAGATAGCGCAGGCGAACGTATCACTGCAACCGGCACGGTACTGGAGGCTACACAAGCCAGTGCCGTGGTTGATTCTCTCAAACAGAATCAAGCGTCTGTTTCCGATTCAATTAAGGCAACGCTCGACGAGAGCATTGCAGCCAAGGCCATTCGCGGTATCGAGTACATGTCGATGCCGGATGAGGCTGGGTTCAACGTTACCACTGCCCTGGGCGATGGTGCGTCGCAGTACACCGGCGATGAGCTGGAGTTCCTGGCCGACGCCCGCAGCGCTGCCGAGCTGAAACAGCGTCAGGCACAGGTGCAGGTAGACCGTGACAACTACAAAGCAATGGGCCAGAACATGGCGGTGTCCGTAGCAGCGAGTATGCTGGACATTGACACCGTGCTGGGCATGGGCGTAGGTGCTCTGCCTAAGGTGGCCCGCTCCGCCCGTGTGGCTATCGGTCTGGCAAGTAACACTGCAGTCCTGGGAGTAGCCAGCCAAGGCGGTGAGATTACCCCACTGGATGTTATCGGTACCAGCGTGGGTGTAGTGATGGGCGCAATCCCGAAGGTACGCCGTGCTGAGAAGCTCGTAGAAGACTCTGTAGAGGCCGAGGCGCGCCCCGCTGCTGCAGCTAGTAAGTACGTCCCGGATGAGGACTACGTGCCGCCACGCATGGATACAGCGACAACCAAGCAGCATATCGAAGTGGGTGCCTCTCGAGGCGTCCGTGGTGATGTGATTAACACTGACATGGGTAATGCTGTGCGTGCTGTGGTGAACCTGGGTGACGACTTGCCGGAGGGCCAGCGTATCCTGGGCCGTGCACTGGCCGACTCCCTGGGAGCTGATGACGCTGTCCCTGTGGTATTCCGTAAGGGTGCCCAGAGCGAGCGCTCCTCCGTACGCCTGTCCCAGAATGGTGACCTGCAGTCCTCTGTGGTTAATCCAGACCTGGGTGTCGACCTGTCCTCTCACGTTAAGGCTATGAGTACCTATGACAAGACCATCCTCCTGCACGAAGCAGCCCACGCCAAGACTATGCGTACCCTGCAGGCAGTCCGAGCCGGAACCATCACAGAGGGTGCCCAGTTCGACGCAGCCAAGCGGATTGGTGAGATTCGGCAGTATGTCCAAGACAAGAGCATTACCCAAGACCTGAAAGGCCTGTACGGCGAGAAAGGCGCGTACAACGTCAAGTACGGTCTGCAGAACGATGACGAGTTCATTGCCCAGATGTTCAACTCCGACGAATTCCGTAAGCACCTGCAGAGCATCAAGATGCCCGGTGCGGAAGGTTCCGTGTGGTCTGAGCTGGTGCGCAAGGTAGTGCAGGCATTCACCGGTAAAGCACCGGAGGGTACTGCATTTGATGCGCTGGTGCAGGAATTCGACAACCTAATGCAAGTCCCGCAGGTAGACCGCTCTGTGCGTCTGCGTGCGCCGGCAGAGGTGCCTGAGCTGCAGTCTCCGGTATTCAAGGGTGTGAAGAACGCCCAGGAGTACTCGAACCGCGCCCAGGATGCTATCAACCGGAACTTCTCTCTTCACGACCGTATCGCGAGCATCGGGCCTAAGGCTTCCGAACTGGCTTCCAAGCTGGTGGTGGACGCTACCGGTACTGAGGCTAACTCCGCTGCGCACTACGCCCGTACAGCCCACCTGGCGGCCAACACGGCTATCGTACAGGTTGATGCTGCTATGGCACAGGCTCTGCGTGCTGACTGGCCCCTGGCCCAGCGTATGCGCCATCCTGTGCTGTACAAACAGGCTCAGCGTGAGTTAAGCGAGAAGGTGTACAACCAGCTAGCCGAGAACCATACCCGGTTCCGTGCTGGGGATACCATTATCCCGAACGCCGACCCGCGTGTTGAGTCCGTGGTCAAGTCCTTCGCCGATAGTAAGTGGGCTGAGGATTCCCTGGCTCGTATCAAGGCTGCAGGCGTAGAGGGTGCCGAGAACATTGAGGCTTCCCCGTATTACCTGCCGCGGCAGCACTCCGGTGACAAAATGTCCCGGTTCCTGCGTGAGAACGCTGACGTTTCCCGTGACGATGTGATTGGCATGTACACCTCCCAGTTCAAGCATATGTTCGCTGACAGTGGAATTGAAGATGCTACCGCTAAGAAGCTGGGTACTCAGATGGTACGTAACATGGAACAGCGCGCTGCGCACGTCCAGGGTTACCGCCAGTCCGTGGCTGGGATGAGCTACGACGACATTCAGGAAGCGCTGGTGAATGCTGGTGTGGAAGAGAACAAGATTGCCCAGTTCATGGGTGAGGTGAAGGTTGCCGGTACCGACGCTAACCGCGTGCGGAACCTGCGCCGCCGTGCAGAGTTCGACATGACTGCAGAGTATGTCACCAGCTCTGGCCGAAGCATTAACCCACAGATGTTCGTGAACTCGGACACCCTGGGTCTGATGGAAGGCTACAGCCGGCGTATGTCCGGTCGTATCGGTCTGGCACGTGCCGGCTTCGCTGACATTAAGGATATGGTCAAGCAGATTGACGAGGCAGCTGCCCAGGGCGCGAACCCTGCTGAGGCGCTGCGTACTCTGGACAACACAGTGAACCAGCTACTGGGCTACCCTACCGGGGAGAACGTACCTGACGTCCTGCGTAGTCTGAGCATCGTCGGTTCTGCGGTGAACCTGGCTAACTCCGGTATCTACCAGTTATCGGACATGGGCCTGATGGTGCAGCAGTTCGGCATCACCAAGTCTATGCAGGCTCTCGCCCGTACCAAGTTCGGTCGCGATGCTATGGACATTGCTAAGTCTGCCGAGTACGGCGCCCGCCTGCGGGATGTCATTGAGGCACGGAACGTAATGTCCGGCAAGTACCGGAGCATCCTGACTCACCTCGAAGACAACCATGATATTGGGAACCTAGGAGTAGCACACCAGTACATCCAGCAGATGGGCCAAGGCACCCGCTTCGCTAACGGCATGGAGTTCGTACGCCGTGCTCAGAGCAAGATGGTGGCCGGTCTAATCGCTGATACTGTGGATGATGCAATCAAGGGTAACGCTGCTGCCGTCACTGCCATGCGCCGCTTCGGTCTGACCGATGATGTGCTTGAGCAGGTGCGTGCTGCTACCGCTAAGACCCCGGACATGCGTGAGTGGCCCTCCAGCGTCCGCCTGGACATGGAGACTATCGCGCACAACATGGCTGACAGTATCGTGCTGGAGAACCGCCTCGGCGAGATTCCTGCCTGGATGCAGTTCAGCTCCGTGGGTAAGGTGGTGCTTCCGTACATGACGTTTGTGGCCGGTGCCTGGAACAAGATTCTCCGCCGTACCGCTAAGCTCGACGGGACTACCGGGATTGCCCTAGCGTTCGCGTACCAGCTGCCTCTGGCAACTATCGCGTCTGCAGCAAGTCTGACGCTGGGCGGCCAGGACGTTACCCCGCAGAAGGTAGCAACCCGTGCCATCACCCAGGTGCCTCTGATGAGCTGGCTGGGCTTCGGTGTGGACTTCGTGACCCAAGGGCCGACGAACAGCATCGCTGCACTGAGCATTATTGACAAGATGTACACCGCAACCTCTGCGGCCGCGAAGGGTGATGTATCACCTGAATCACTCATTAAAGCCGTCCCGTTCCTTGGCATCATGCCGGGAATGCGTCTGCTGGGCGCAAGCCTTTCTGATGATAACTAAGGAGAATGAATGTACTCAGTACAGATTGAAACTTCCGACGGTACACTCACCCGTGTAAACCTGGGTATTGAGTACTTCGAAAAGGACGATATTACTGTGTACCGTAACGAAGCCGAGACGCCGCTAGTACTGGGCGTCGATTGGCAGTGGGACGGTGACCGTACTATTGTGCTGCTCAAGGGCGCAGAGCCTGTAGGTAACCAAATCCTGGTGTATCGTAACACTGACAAGGAACGCGCGTTCAACATCTATGATGGTGGCGCGCCGTTCAGCCGTACAACGCTGGACGAGAACTTCAAACAGCTAATCTACCTCTCCCAGGAGTTCACGGAAGGCTCTGGTATTACCGGTCTGTACCGTAACTTGAACATGCACGGTAACCGTGTAGTGAATCTGGGCGACCCGCGCGATGCGCTGGATGCTGCAAATAAGCAGTACGTGGACAAGCAGGACAAATTCTACGACGACAAGCAGACAGCCTGGAACCAGCGGCAGGATGCCGAAATCGAAGCCATTAAGATTGGTATGGTGGACAACGTTAGCTCCCGTACCGTACCTTGGTACCACGTAGGTGTAGGTGGAGAGACTGTAATCTCTCCTCCATTCCTGTTCAAGTCTGCCTGGGTGTGGCGTAATGGCGTGATGCAGTACCAGCTCGCTGGTGCCTTCGACGTAGTGAATAACACTGTTGTACTTGCCGAACCTCTTATGGTTGGTGAGGAAGTGCTTATTGCTATGGGCAGCACAGCAGCGGCGCCAGATGACCACCCAACCTTTGACGAGGTTGCGCAGTTACGCCGGTACGCTGATGGGTACATCAACCTGGCAGACTACCTGGATGACCTGGTAGGCACACAGCCGGCCGATGATGCCTTCAAGGCGGCGGTACTGGATGCGGTTAGCACTGGGAAGTACATCACTGCCCCGAACGGTGCGACACTGCGGTTTACCACTGCGGACATCAGCATCCCGAGCGGCGTGTGCTTCGTCGGGCAAGGTGGCCTGGGTGCTATCAAGATTGTCATCGACCACGCTATTACCTCCCTGCCGCAGTTCCGCCTGGGTGGTAAGAACATCATCAAAGGCTTGGCAGTGTCGTACCCACAGCAGACGTACAACCTCACGTTGAAACCTCTGATTGCGTATGGCCCATTGATGCTGGGTGCCGGCTTCTACTCCGAGATTGCTGACATCAACATCGGTAACGCCTACTACGGCTTTGCTCTGGGTGGTGACACGTACGGGAGTGCCTCGAAGATTACGATGTACAATATCTTTGGCGCACCTATTCGACGCGGTCTGTCTCTCGACCGTGTACTGGACGTGCCGCGTGTCAGTGACATTCACTTCAACTACAACATCTACCTGAACCTGCCGAACGAGTACCACCTCACGCTCAAGCAGGAAATCCAGGACAATGGCGTTGCATTCCACTTTGGTCGCGTAGACTTCGGTGCACTGTATCGCCTGTTCGGTTTCGGCTTCCGTCGTGGTGCGTACGTGCGGTCTGAGCGTTACACTGGTGCGTCTGACAGCCTCCGCCTGGTGGACTGTGACTTTGACATCTGTGCTCAGCCGTTCGACATTGTGAACTACATGGGTGTGTTCACCGTGGATGGCGGTAAGTTCACAGGGAACGCCGGTAACCTGAGTGGTATCGTTCAACCTGCCAACACTGGCTTCAACGGCTTCGCGCAGACTAGCCCACGCTCCCGTGTGCTGTTGCAGCGTTGCACGTTCAACAACTACTCCAGTGATGTTATCCGTACCGGCTCTGACCTCCGTATACTGAACTGTCATCTATACGGTTTTGGCATGGATGGTGCACAGCGTGCTGGTGTGACGGTTATCGCCGGCTCCAATGCCAGTGTGAGTATCGGTAGCACTGACATCGTGCTGAACAACGCGAACAACCGTGGTGTGTTCGATAACGGCAACACGGGTATGCTGGCACTGTTCGGTGGTACCCGCATTACTGGTACCGGCCTGGAAGGCTACCGATGGATGAGCAAGTTGAGTGTGTCCCACGACTGTGTCATTGAGGTGCAGTCCAGAACGTCGGCGAGTTTCTTGCCAAGCAACAACAACATCTACTGGAGCGATGTTATGCCCGCCTCGGGCAACTTCTATACCAGAGGTGACCTGTGCTTCAAGATTAACCCGGCTAACCTGGGGGTTGTGACTTCGGCTGACTACTCCATTATTGGATGGCAGCGAATGACTGCACCTAACACGGATGGTACTAACCACGTGGTTGGTGTGGACTGGCAGGAGCTGCGTGCTTATCAGGGTGTGGTTCCACGCCCACTGGCATCAACTTCCCGCCCTAGCAGTGGGTATGTGGGGATGATGTTCTTCGACATCACCGCAGGTATCCCACTGTGGCTGAAGTCTACCGGCCCGAACGTATGGGTGAATGCCAACGGCACTGTTGTATAAGGAGATAGAATGAGTAAAGGCGCTAGCGTAAGTAAGCTGGCGGAGCTGCACGAGATGTTGGCGCAGGTCTTGATTGACGACCTGCGCCAGTCGCAGGAGGAGAAGATTCCTCTTCCTGCGGCTAACCTCGGCGTTATCCGACAGTTCCTGAAAGACAATGAGATTACCGCGAGCATCGACGCTGATGACATGGTTCAGCTGCGCGATGAGTTCGCTAAGGAACGAGAGGCTGCCCGTGCCGCTCGCCGGGAGAAGGCACTGACCCAATCCCTGAGTGACGACAGCTACAACCACATTCTACAGTAAGGAGGTAACATGGATGAGCGCGCGTTGTACCGTCTGCGCTTAATCGCTGAGCGAACTAGTCAATGGAAGGAACGTCCCCAGGCAATGGAGAAGGAGCTGCGGGAAGAGTTCGCTATGATGGTATCCAGCGTGTTCACCGAGTTCACCGACTTCGCGGAGCTGGGGATGCGCTTCCTCGGCTTCGAACTAACGCCAATGCAGAGGGACATTGCTTGGTACATGCAGCACGGCCCACGGAACAGCATGGTGGCAGCACAGCGTGGGGAGGCTAAGTCCACCCTGGCTGCGCTGTTCGCTGTGTGGAACCTGATTCGTGACCAGTCGTACCGCGTGCTGCTTGTCTCCGGTGGGGAGGCCCAGGCCTCCGACGTTGCGCTGCTGGTCATCCGTATGATTGAGCAGTGGGGTTTGCTGTGCTGGCTCCGGCCGGACAGCACCCGTGGCGACCGTACATCGTACGCGAACTACGACGTACACTGTGACTTGAAGCCGCTGGATAAATCGGCCAGCGTGGCCTGCGTGGGTATCACTGCATCGCTGCAGGGTAAACGTGCTGACCTGCTGATTCCCGATGACATTGAGACAACGAACAACGGCCTGACGGCCACAAACCGTGAGGTGCTACTACTGCGCTCCAAGGACTTCTCCGCGATTAATACGCACGGGAAGACCCTGTACCTGGGGACGCCGCAGACCAAGGACAGTATCTACAAGACTCTGGCAGCGCGTGGGTTTGAGCTTCGCGTGTGGCCTGGGCGTGTTCCTACCGTAGAAGAGGAAGAGCGTTACGCCGGAACACTGGCTCCGATGATTCAGGAGATGATTCGGAACGGCGCGGCTCGTACCGGCTATGGCCTGGACGGGAACCGTGGCGAGGTAACCGACCCTATGCGGTACACGGAAGAAGATTTAATCGGCAAGGAACTTGACTTCGGCCCTGAGGGGTTCCAGCTGCAGTACATGCTGGATACGTCATTAGCCGACGCACAGCGCACCCGTATTAAGCTCTCAGACGCCATCGTGGCGGCTATGGGTACGGATGCTGCACCAGACATGCTGTTCTACGCAGCAACGCCACAGAACCGCGTACAGAGCCTCCCTAAGGTGATTGAGCAAGAGGTCATGTACAACCTGGCCGGCGCAGGGAATATCTTGCTACCGTACCAGCACAAGGTCATGGTAATTGACCCTGCTGGTTGCGGCGGTGATGAGGTGGCCTTCGCGTGCGGTGGTGCACTGAACTCGTACATCCACCTGTTCGGTGTTGGTGGTCTACAGGGAGGTTTGGTGGAGGAGAACTTGAACACGCTCATCGACTTGGCTGAAGAGTTCGGTATCCAGGATATTGTGATGGAGTCCAACATGGGCCACGGCACAGCGAGTATGCTGCTGATGAACGCCCTGGCTAAGCGACGTATCACGAACATCGGGGTACGGGATATTTACGCCAAGGGCCAGAAGGAGCGCCGTATCATCGACTCCATCAGCCCGGTGTTCCGCCGGCACAAGTTCGTGATTCACGAGCGTGCCCTCGAGATGGATGCCGAGTACTGCGCCCGGTACTCCCGTGATAAGTTCCGCGTGTACTCCGCCTTCTTCCAGTTGGCTGGTATCACGTACGACCGCGGCTCACTGGCTAAGGATGACCGAGCTGATGCTATCGGGCACCTGGTTAATGAGTTGAAGGGATTCCTGAGTGTGGATGAGGAGAAGGAGGCTGAGAAGTTAGAACGTAGCATCATGCAACAATTCCTGGCGAACCCAATGGGGTACGCTCATTCCGTAGTTAGAAAGGCGCGGGGCACCCGTAGCCGTATGAGGAGATAAGAATGGCTATTGCAGCAACTAAAGTGACCGAGAACGTGAAAGTGCGTGACACCTCTCTGGCCGTGTACCAGGGTTTCCAGCGTATCACCCAGAGCGCATCCCAGTTCACTGCAGCTGAGTTGACCGCTCTGCAGGCGAAGGTAGATGCACTCGAGGCAGCACTGACCGCGGCCGGCGCATAAGGAGGCACTGAATGAGCTTTGGTACAGCAACCCCAGCGCAACGCTTGAAGGTGCGTGATACTGCCCTGCAGTCCTACGCGGCTACTCAGCCGTTTGCCCAGACCCAGCGCGCGCCTACCACGGCTGAGCTGGCGAAGATTACTCCGGCCCTGGAGGCGGCGAGTGCTGCCCTGCTGGCGGTCGGTATCGGCGGTGCTGAGCCGCTGCCACCTACCTCTGTGGTAGTGGCGAGTGGTGATGCGGTTACCGGAGTCACGGTAACTGGTGAGGGTACTACCGCTACGTTTACCGTGGCCGGTGGTAAGATTACGGCGATTGTCCTGTCATAAGGGGCTAACATGAAACGACTGCTAGTAAGCGCTGCCTTGGCGCTGAGCCTGTGCGGCTGTAGTGCCACGTCTGCGTTGAACGCAGTCTCTGCTGTCACCGGCGGCAAGCCTGATGTGACGGCGCAGGTTGGTAAGGAGAATGTCAAGCAAGGCCTGGGCGTGCACTCGAAGGTGGAGGAGACTACCACCATCAAGGACGTCCAAGGCTCTGTGAACGCCTCTAAGCAGGGGCAGCAGGTTCAGGCTGGGCATGTACAGGCTGAGACGGTTAAGGTCACCAACGGCGCCCCTGTGCCCATGCTGGTGGCTTTCGGTATTGGAATGGCAAGTGTCCTGGGCCTGGTATTCTGGTTCGTTCCTTCGCCACTGGGACGGAGGAAGAATGATGCTGAGTAAAATCTGGGCATACCTCTGTGAGTTGGTGCAGGACGGCACGACCAGACTCGCCCTGGGCACGTCTGGTCTGGTCACGTACATGGGGAGTTTGAACTGGAATATGATTTTCATGGTCGCCGGCTTCCTGATGGGCCTTGCGACTCTATTGATTAACTGGTACTACAAGCACAAGAACTCAAAGGTGTTTGAGCAGGCTAGCAAAGAGGCAGCGAAACGGGGGTACATTCTACGTGAGCCTAAGGAATAAAGTAATAGCTGCTGTATCCGCTGCCGGCATCCTCGGTGGCGGCATCATCTCTGTGGTGAAGCACAATGAAGGATACTCCGAGAAAGCGTACTGGCTTGGTGACGGGAAGTGGACTATCTGCTATGGCGAAACGAATGGCGTCAGGAAGGGCCAGACGGCCACCAGAGCCGAGTGCAACGCTCAGCTGAGGGATAGCATTGCCGAGCACGCTAAAGCGTTTGACGGCCTTCCTGAGAGCTTCTCTGACGTCCAGATACTGGGTATGACAGACTTCGCGTACAACGTGGGTGTGCCCCAGTTCAGGAACGGCAGCGTGTACTCGGCCTTGAAGATGGGTAGCGGCCGGCAGGCTGCACAGAACGTCTTGAAGTACCGGTACATCACGTACAAAGGTAAGAAGTACGACTGCTCCACCCCTGGCAACAAAGTGTGCTATGGGCTGTGGAAGCGACGCCTATGGGAGTCCAAGGCGTTAAATAATGAATTCAAATCTGTGCCCGAAGCAATCGCGGCACTTCCATAATAGGAGCACACATGGCTGGTAGCACTCGAGTTTCATCGCATCTAATCACGACCCTGAACTCTATGGCGGAGCTGCGTGCGTACGTCCCTGCAGCGGCCGGCATCGAAGTTACCCTGGGTCAGTACTGGCCGGAGCAGGTTGGTCTGGGTGGTGGGCACTTCACAGCTGTTGCTGACACCACGTCGGTGGATGACGGTGGGTATGTGAACGTCCGCGTTAGCCCGAGCCTTGTTTGGCGACGCAGCATTGGTGCTCACGTAAGTCTGTGGGACGGCGGTGCCCGTTCCGGCGATTACGACAATGGCCCGGTGTTCCAGAACATCGACAAGATTAACCACCCGGTAGAGTTCCCTCGCCGTTGGTTCGTCGTTAAGACTCCAATCGTGTGGCAGCCGAACAAGGGTATTTCCCTGTTCAGTAATGCCGCGAAGGGTACACAGTCCAACATCGTATGGCAACCTGGCCCTGGTGTTGGCCCGGATGATGCTTGTATCCGACTAACCGGTTCCCAAGCAGACTTCACGTACTCTGGTATCACCCTGAACAACTTCACCGTTACTGGTGGTGATGCGGTGAACCACGGTGTGGTGATTGAGTTCGCTGGGTACCTGCGCACGAACAGCCTGCGGGTTATCGGCTTCCGCGGTCACGGCTTCTATGGTCGCATGATTCAGGACGTATCGAACGTTGACATCGAAGTGCAGCGCTGTGGGCGTACCTCGGGCAGCTACACCTCTGTGGCTGACTGTACCGGTGACCTGGTGACGCACACTCCTATCTATGTTGATGCCGCCGGCGTGACCGGAAACTCCCCGAACATGATTCGCTTCTACGGCGGCCAGGTAGAGAACAACAACGTCACCCCGTACATCAAGTTCAATGGTGGTATCGGGTACTGGGTTGAGCGTATGCACATGGAGCACCGTTCCGGTATCCTGGCTGCAGCTGCCCCTGTCGGTGCGAGTATCCGCGTACGTAACTGCGACGTGCAGATTATCGACATGCAAGCTACTCAGTTCGAGTGGGGTATCGAGACTGAGGGTTATGGTGGCCTGACTGTGCATGGCTGGGGCCGTCAAGGTGGTATCCGGGATATGCCTGTGCTGGGTAACTACACCTGGCGTCTGACGCAGTGTGCGTTCACGAAGGCTGCTCCACGCACCACGAACCGTATCTACGCAAGCATGTGCCGGTTCGGTGACGTAACCTGGACATTCCCGAGTAACCGCTCTGATTTCAGCGGGTGTGAGTTCGGTGCCCTGAGCATCTCCGATGCCGGTGCGAACTGCCTGGTGAACTTCACAGAGTGTTCCTTCGCCTCTCTGACAACTGCACGCTCCTCTGGTCTGCGGTTCGATGGCGGCCAGGTAACTGGGAACGTCACCTTTGATGGCTCGCCTACCTGCCGGCTGAACATCGACATCCTGGGTACCGCTACGGTGAACACCCAGAACGGCGTGGATTACTCTCCACGTGGTGCGAAGTTCAAGGATGTGCAGGCTGGGAACACCGTCCCCGCGGGTACTAACGACAGTGCCTTCCCTGCCGGCTCCCGCTGGCGGAACACGAATCTGGCCGGCCTGGGCAGTATCGTAGAGCAGGTACGGACGAACGTAGGCTGGGGTGTCATCTCCCGCGTTGAGGGTACAGCTGGCGCTTCCCTGCGAATCTTCGCATCGGGTAGTGTACCGCCTGCCAGCGATAACCGCGGGGTAGTGTGCCTCATCTCTGGCATCGCCACAGAGTCCCCGCAGACCCAGGTATGCTACAGCGATGGTGCAAACTGGCGCCTGGTAGCTAAACCAACCATCACCGTTTCATAGGAGACTGAATGAAGCTGACAGAAGTAGCTAAGGTACAAGCCCAGGTAACACTGGGCAGTATCCTCCTGCGTGAGCAGGAAGAGCAGGTACAGTTCCTGCACGAGGTCACTGGTATTAGCGTAACAGCCGGTACCGGTGCAGCAGTAGCCACAGTGGTAACCACCCTGGGCGGTACGTTCTACCGAGTGAATGAGGTTCCGTTCTATTACCGGGATGGTACCGCGTTCATGGAGCAGGCTTACCAGGCAGTGCTGCAGCACCCGGAGTACTCAGGAGCTGTGCTGCAGGTGTAGGGTGGGTGCTCTGGGGTGCTCGTTCTACGCACACTGGAATTTTATTATGCTCATGCGAGGGTGTCCCTCCACTCAACGCAGCGCGCGTGTCCCCCGTGGGGTGTCCTGCTGGGGCTTTCTCAGCGGGTGGGGTGCACCCTCCTCTCTACCGCGTGCGTGCGCGTGCTATGGATTGCTCGCGCGTGCGCCCGTTCCTCTCCTCCTCTCCTCTTTGGCCTCACTCGCTGCGCTCGCTCGTGCTGCGTGGGCCTCATCTCCGCTCTCCTCGCTCTCTTGGCTGGCGTGTGCTCTCGTGCGCGCTTGCCTTCTTCGCTGCGGGAGGGGTACCTGCCTTCTTCACTCTCACCACCTCCTGGGACACTCGACCTCCGGTCACTCTGTTACGCTCAGCACCGGCTCTCACCCTTCGGGCCTCGCTTCGCTCTCTGCTCGGGATTACACCACTCGCCCAGTCGGTTCAACGTTCTTTCATCACGTCGTTCCTCCTTATAGTGATACACTAAATAACTAGCTGATTCATAAGGAGTTTATAAGTACTGTATTCGGGTACTGAAAATACTTGCTTTTGATGCTTGCTTTCTTGGGATTCTGTAGGCATACTGTAATCACTTGAACGGGACAGCAGTACACAGAGCAATACTTCGAGTTACTCTGAGTGGTTCGGTTAGAGTTAAGTAGCTATCTGGTGGCGTATGAAGATACCAGAGTTGACAAGCAGTGCGCAGTAACGTAGTATGTAGTTCAAGCAACACAAGCAGTATGACAGGATAGTGAGTGCACAGGTCATTAAATAGGACACTCTCCACCAGCCGCTTAGCTGAGGTGACCGGACACTAAACCGGATAGCATGAACAAACTGGTTGACACCCTCACAGCAATAACGTAGGATACAACCACTGGCAGCAACAACGCCAACCGCTCTTTAAAAATCCGATTCAGTGTGAAGCAAGCACTTAACGCCTTCTGGTGGCTCCGAGAACCTTCTGGGTTCCATGACGAGTGTGCAGCTTGCTTCTTTCCGGCTCCGGCTGGCATTGAACGGACACAATTTGGAAACAGGCGAAATTCCTCAAGGAAGAGGGACTACCTCACGAGTACTGTGTGAGGAATGAGAGAACATTATAAACGTCTCAAACTATGTTGCCTACGATGCACATACCGGTGTTATAACCGCTAAGCAACGGCTAGGTAACAGAAAGCAAGGCGCTCTCATGGGTACGGTTGACAAGGAGGGTTATCTAACATTTGTGCTACAAGGTAAGCGATTCTACTGTCACCGCGTAGCGTGGTTCTTAACGCATGGCCATTGGCCGGGTGTTATTGACCATCTTAACAGGCAGCGTGATGATAACCGCCTAGTCAATCTAAGGGAATGCTCGCAGGCTGAGAACCTCCGCAATAGACCAGTGCAACGCAACAACAGCACTGGTTATAAAGGTGTGAGGTGCAAGGCCGGTAGGTACTACGGCGCGGTTAAGTTGGACGGTGTATGGTATTACACCGGACGGCACGACAACGCCGAAGATGCCTACACCGAACGCTGCGCACTAGCTGTGCGGTTACACGGGGAGTACTACCATCCATAAGGGTTAGGGTAGGGCATTCAACGAGTGCCTTACCCACCTAACCCTAACCAAACCGAGAAGGTACATACCATGGCAACAATCGTTAAACAAACCGCCGCTAAGAACATCGCTAAAGCTCTGCGCACTCAGCACACTGCCCGCCGCGACCTGACAATCTCCGCACTGTTCGCTGCATTGGTTCACGCCGATGTAACATACATGGCTGGGATGTCTAAGGCCGATGCAGCGATGTTCGACACCACTCTCCGCCAGATGCTGCCTGTGCAGTTCAAGCAGAAGCAAGGCGGTTATGTGTTCGATAAACAGAAAGCCGAGAAGGTGCGCGGTGAACTGGGTATCGAATTCCAGACCACTGAGTGGGAGCAGTTCGCTGAGAAGTTGCTGGCCGTGTGGTTGCACGGTCATCAAGCGGCTCAGGGCGAAGAAATGGATGCGCAGACCAAGCGCCAGAATGCTAGCAAGTCGGTGCAGCGCTCGCTTGAGAAAGCACTCGCCGCTGGCCTGTCAATGCACGAGTTGGAAGTGCTGTTCACCAAGTTTAAAGCGGCCAATGGCGGCGTGACTGCGGCTGATGTGTTCAAGGGCGTACTGCCGAGCACCCAGCCAGAAGCCAGCCAACACGTCCAGCACTAATGGATAAGGCAGCGCAAGGCCGATAAGACCGCTGAGTTGAAGCGCTTCTCAGAGGACACCACTGCCGCGGCACATACCATGCTGGCGGCCGCAGATGCCGCGCTGGAAAACAGCGAGGAAACACTGGCAGAGAGCGTGTCTCTCGTGAACAAAGCGCAACAATTGGAGGGTTTCTTTAAGTGAGCAAGCAAGCCGCGACCGCCGATTAGTGATTTGCCCAAGGGTAGCGTGCTGCCCTTGTTCGTTATCACTGAGGACAGAACGATGACACCAACCAGCCTAAAGGCTATAAAGTACTCCCGGTACATGCTCGGCACTGCCGACGACTGGGACTTCTACCTGACCGCATTACGTCGGTCGTATCTCACAGCTAAAATGGAGGCCGAATCCCATGGCTTTAACACCACCCGTCCCGCATATTCCTGTAAGCCGCGCAGTGCGCACCTTAGAGCGGGGCTGCAACGGCTTGGCCTTTTGTGTCGACGTGGCAGCGAATGTCATTGCGGAACACAACAGCAATAAACGAGCCATCATGAAGGAGCATTACATTGCTAAGGCTTCATTGGTGGGTTTGACACTGGCGGAGTATTGCCGGCGCTTCAACATCCGGGGTATCGTATGATGCAGCTGAGACGGCGTGTGACGAAGGCGAGCCGCTTGGTGTGGCCTTGTTCAAGGCTGCGGCCGAGTCCGGTAATGAGCCGTACTTCGGCGTGGGTATGTGTGGCCTCGTGTGCAACCTGATTATGGGAGTGAAGTAATGTCCCAGTGGTCTGAGTTCTACGCTGGTCGCTGTAATGCCCGGTACAAGGAGTACGCGCGCCAGAAGTACGCCCCGTTTATCCAAGGGATTGCGTACTCCGGCCTTGCTGTGCACCGTAGAGGGCATCGACCAGTACTGCGTGAAGAGGGTGCAGGTATCGGCACTATTACCGCTATCCTGCACGCTGATTTAAACTACCGTGCCGACCTGTACATGTTCGACCGCGATTATGAGCAGGCGACGCTTGCCCGCCACAACACAGGGCTGTTCTGTGATGTGGGGAACATCTTAGAGTGTCACTCTAAGGTCGATGTGATTCATTCTCACGGAGTGCTCGAGCACTTCTGTGATGCGGACATTCGTCAGATTGTCCAGCGCCAGCAGCACGAAGCCACCCATGCTGTAGTGGCGTACGTTCCAACGAACAAGTACAAAACCCCATCGTTCGGAGATGAGCGGCTTATGTCCCCTGAGGATTGGAAGCGCTTAACATCCCCGAGTCATTCATTTGTATTCAACCAAGGCCACGACCTGTGCCTTATGTGGATTAAATAGGTGCATCATGATTACTATCATAGAACCAAGCAACCCTGAGTATGTAGCTACAGAAACCCGTGAACGTTTACAAACATTGGTACAGAATGCGGCGCGCCTCGATAATGGGGAAATACGGCCTTCCCTTTCCAAGGAAGAAATCAAGACCCTTAAGGACGAGGTGCGCCATGAACTGTTCACTAAGCCCGTCACTAGCTTGGGCGACCTCGCAATTCGAATCCGTACCGCCGCTGCGTGGTTCACGCCTGATGATGACTTCGAGCTGTACCCCGTAGCTGAACTAGGTCAAGACAAGCTGGAACAACTAACGTACGTACTTGAGTGCGCGGTGTCAGAAGCCAAGCGTATCATGCATACCCAAAAACTTCCGGTACATCCCGTCTTATCTTGGTCTGATGTTTGGGAAGTGCCAGGTGATACCACGATAGCTACTGACCAAGCGGCCCGATTGCTGGTACAAGAAATAACCAGGCACACGTACCTTGGGTATTCGCTTAACGAGGTGGCCTGTATCAATGGGCGCACATGGGATTTACCAGCGGGCGAGCGCGGTGCGCAGTTCCTGATTGCCTACGCCGAGGGAGACGTTCCGATGATAGCGGGTGTCTTGAATATGGACGACCCAAAGAAGATTAAATTCATACGCCAACGTCTGGGAGCATACCTGTCGTCGCTGGGGCGGGATGATGATTATGTTCGGGAGGCAGTCGAGTCGGCCAAGAAACGCTCCGCCACCGGGGACTTCATCGTGTACCCTAACGACGTTCTCTGGGCACCTGTCTATACTGATGTGTGTACCGAAGGTTCCTGTATGTCCCGCCCGAGCGACCGTTATGATGGCAGCGACCACCCCGTGAATGCGTACTCCAGCATGGCGTACAATACCGGGGATAATGGGCTGGTGTTGGTGCTAAGCGCGGACTACACCAGTCGCGGTATTCTGAACACCCACACTTGGGAGTACGTACGCTGGTACGGTAAGCACCGGCACAGCGTGGCGCTGGATGCACTGGGCTGCTCCCAAAACGACCACGCACTAAGCGGCAGCTTCCTCGCCCTCATCATTGACGCTAATGATGGGGAATTATTTATCGCCCCGTACGTAGACGGAGCGGTAGATGAGGGCCGTGTGGAGGTAGATGAGAATCGTGTGTACCTGTGCACCAGTGGCGGGGTAAACTTGAGCGATACTGATGGCGTGTACCGCTCATCGCGTTTGGAAGAGCGAGAGCTGTGCCACATTGATGATGAGTACTACCCGCGCTCAGACTGCACGTACGCCGGTGGTGATGATGTGTGGGTGCATGACCGGCACTATACCGAACTGCGCTACTGCTACTTCAGCGGACAGTACTACCTCAAGGAGTCCGTTGTATATATTACCTTGGACGGCCAGCGGCGCTGCGTGGGCAATGAACGCTTGGATAAACGCATCGGGAATGGCGCTGTGTGGGTAGACGGCCAGGGTGTGTACTGGACTAATGCATACGACTCGGTGGACACCCCGACTGGAACCTACCGAGAAATTGATTGCCGTCAGAAGAAAGACGGTTCGTGGATTTTACATGATGAGTACAATGCTGATGAAGATGAAACAACCGAAAGTACCGGCACTGCTGCTGAGCCTATTGTCATTGCAGCGTCCCCACGGCGGGATGAATGAGGGGATAGCAGCACAGATAGTGTCGCAGCACCTGACCGGCGAATGGTGCACCTCTACAGTTGATTCCTTTGGGAACATCATTGTGCGTGTTGGTGCCGCGGATAATGGGCTGTGGTTCACAGCACACCTCGATACCGTGCACCGACAGGATGCCCGCCAGTCTGTGGTAATGCTGGCGGATTCCGATATGCTGGTGGCAGATGATGCCGACGGTAAGCCGTGCGTGCTGGGCGCTGATGATGCGGCCGGCGTGTACCTGCTGACTGAGATGATTCGTGCAGGTAAGCCGGGTAACTACGCATTCTTTCTTGGCGAGGAAGTAGGCGGGTTAGGTTCATCGGACTTCATCCGCCGTAACCAGAACTTATCCGCCAGCATGTGCGTGTCATTTGACCGGCGCGGCTACAATGATGTGATTACGCATCAAGGGTGGGGGCGTACTGCGAGTGATGAGTTCGCCAGGGCCTTGTCCAGTGCGCTGAATGAAACCGGGTTCGGATTCCAGTACAAACCATGCGATACCGGTGTGTACACGGATTCGAAAGAGTTCGCCGGCATCGTGCCGGAGTGCACGAATATCTCGGTGGGTTACTTCGACGAACACACCACCCGAGAGCGGCTCGACCTCGAGCACCTGCTCGCCCTGCGTGACGCTGTACTTGCAATCGATTGGACGCTTCTGCCAATCAAGCGGGTACCGGCGGCTGAGGATGACGATTGGTTGAGTGGTTGGAACCGCGGCATTCCCGATACCCCTGCGCCTTACGTTGCTATAGGCGACCGCTGTACCGAGTTGTTAGAAGCGCACTGGTCATCCATGCCGGATGATGTGCGTGAGTTCCTGTGTGAATTAGAGGAGATTCTGAATGGTTAAATTCAAAGCCGGTGACCGCGTACGTCGTGTATGCGGTTCCCACAATGGTATGATGCGCGGTTTTGAGGATGTGGTTGTCGAGGTACGTATGTTTGACTACGATACAACACTGACCCTCCTGGGCTATGGAAACGGGCACGACGCTAGTAAATTTGAGCTGCTACATGAGCCTGCATTACCACCGGCACCAACTGTAGTGAAGTACAACGAGGGCCACGGTAATACACTGGAGGTGCGCAGCCTGCCGGCTAACAAGCAGTACTCGGCGCGCATCCGTATCGGCCTCGGTGGGATGACAGGGTTATGCGCAGTGCTCGAACCGGATGATGCACTGAATTTGTGCCATGACCTGCGCCGCATGGCGATGGAAATCAAACGACAGGAGAAGAAAGATGGTTAACTGGTGTTATGATAAGGATACTGGTGTAGTGTATAAAGGGGGGTCGCCCTATGGGTGCAGTAGGGAAAGACGGGTACGTACGCATGAACTTCAACGGTCGGGTAGAACGCGCCCATAGGTTAGCCTACCTGCTACAGGGCTTGTCATTGCCGCCACAAGTCGACCACATAAACGGGGACAGGTCTGACAATAGGTGGTGCAACCTGCGGGCGGCTACCAACACGGAGAACCAGTATAATCGTAGAGGTACTAGCAAGGTTGGTAATAAGAAGGGCGCCTTCTATAATCGGCAGAAGAAACAGTGGTACTCAATGATACGTGTGGCAGGTAAGCGTATATATCTCGGTACTTTTGAAAGTGAAGAGGCTGCACATGCGGCGTATGCGACTGCTGCCTTATCCCAACATGGCGAATTCGCGAGGTTAGAATGATACCTTATGATGAGTGGTTATCAGAGGCGAAGCGACTGCATGTTGGGCAGAAGAAACGTATACGTCACGGTTGCGGACGTACCGCATCATTAGATGTATATAATAATGATGATGGTTGGAGCTGTTGGTGTTTTCGCTGCCATGACGGTGGGCGAATGCCCAAGCAGCACCAACGGATTCAGGAGGCACGGGTAGAACCAGACCGGGTGCAGCCTGTACCTGCAGACGTAATTCACATAACCCAAGCAAGCCGGTACGAGCAACAACGTATTTGGGAATTGCTTGTTCAGAAGGGGTGCCCGCCGGGCATTATCCCCGAGGAGGCGGTATGGTTCAGCGCAAGTGCGAACCGGATATTACTGCGACAGGGCAATCAAGCCTTAGGCAGAGCGTTGAGCTTGAGGCAATCGCCCAAGTGGTTGGAGTACGGCAAGTGGTTCGGCCAGCCGAAAGCATGGTGGACGAGATACCGGGATGCCGGGCCGATGGTACTTGTGGAGGATGCGTTAAGTTCCTACAAAGTGGCGAAGGCGATAGAACACTATGCGCCAGAAAGTTCAGTAAGCGTGCTCGCTACTCTGGGCACCGTGGTCGTGCCCGGCCTGATACCTAGTCTGGCCGGTCGTGATATAATCTGCATGTACGACGGTGACAGAGCAGGTGCCGATGGCGCCGCTGGTATTCGTCGGCGTATGGCAGTGTTCGGCGGTAAGTTCATTGAGGCCCGACCAGTATCGGGAGACCCAAAAGATATGACTCTGGAGAGTTTGTATGAAACAGTTAAACATACCGTGGTATAAGCGTTATCACTGGCACTGGCTGATACTCCGGTTCGTGCTCGTTACTCCCTTCGCTGTATTGCACACGATAGGTGAGTGGGCGTACATCGTCGGTACCTGGGTGCTGTACAAACTGCCCGATGCACATAAGGAGGATTGATGGACAAGATAGTGCTTGCAGTATTGCGAGACAGAAACAAGTTCCGCCAGCTGCGTGGCGCTGTCCCCGATGACCTCATGGGGCAGGAGACTGTCGCCATGCTATCGTGGTTCGATGCATACTTCAAAGCGTTCCCGGATGCCCAGGTAGTGGACACGGAGGCTCTGCGGAGCCTCTTCACTCTGCGAGCCGGCAGCACCAGTACACCTGAGCAGCTGGCCGTGATGCGGTTGCTCATGAATAAGCTGGACGAACCGGTAGACCCGCAGGAAGTTGAGGGTATCACCAAGACGTTGTATGAACGTGATGCAGCCGGCCGTATCGCTGCGCTGGTGAACCAGTACAACTCCGGGGCCGAGGTTGACTTCTTGTACGAGGTGAAGCGCCTGGCCGACAACAGCGCTCGGAGTGTGAATGCGAGTGCGCCTAGCGCGTACATCGACACCCCGATTGCTGACCTGCTGGCTGAGTACGAGAACGACCGTGGCTTGAAGCTGGTCACTACAGCGCTTCAATCGACCGTAGGTGGCTTACAAGGTGGAGATACCCTGCTGGTAGCCGGTCGACCTGATAAGGGCAAGACGAGCCTCCTGGCTGCGAATTTGGCGTACTTCGCCACGCAGCTTAAAGACCTCGGCCTTGACGGACGCCCGTTGCTGTGGCTGAACAACGAAGGTTCCGGTAAGCGTATCGTACCGCGTGTGTACCAAGCAGCGTTAAAGATTGACTTCGCCGAGCTGGTGCGCCTGAGCAATGCCGGGGAGTTAACCGACCGGTACAATGCAGCGGTAGACGGTCAGAAGATTATCGTCAAGGACTGCCACGGCATGAGCCTGGGTCAGCTGGAGCAGGTAATCGAGGAGTTCAACCCGTGTGTGGTGGTGTTCGACATGATGGCGAACTTCCGAATCAACGGTGTGAACGGAGGGAATAAGACGGATGCAGAGGAGCAGAAGTATCAGGAGATGCGTGAGATGGCTGTGCGCCACGACTTTGTGGGCATACCTACGATTCAAATCTCCGCCGATGGTGATGACCAGCTGTTCCCACCGTACAGTGCGCTCAAAGACTCCAAGACGGGTGTACAGGGTGCGGTGGATGTAATCCTGATGATGGGCGCATTGAACGCAGCAGAGATGGCTGAGCTTCGCGGATTCAGTACCCCGAAGAACAAGCGCCAGATGCAGGGCAAACCAAGTAACGTACAGTCGCAGGTGTTCTTCGATGCACCGCGATGCACTTTTGAGGATGGAGCACCGTGAGTAATTTGTACAGCAGTGAAGACATGGCTTTGATTAACCAGTTCGCCGCGGCAGTGATGCCGCCGGTGGCCCCGCACGATACGGACGCTGTACTTGCAGAACGTATTCAGCGTGCATTCAGAACCGCCCGCGTTATGCTCATCGTGAGCAAGGAGACCGCAGCGCTACAAGCCCCAGCGGCACGTGCTCCACGTAAACAGAAAGAGGTAAAAGACAATGGCTAAGCAACCCCGTGTACTGGCGGCCCGCTGCCAGAAACCAGGCAACTGGAACGAGTCACAGATTACCAAGGCTATCACCCGGTGCGGGTACGTACTTGGTGAGATTAAGGAAGACGGCTTCCGCTTCCATGCGTACATGCACGAGGGCGAGGTGCGTGTTATCACCCGCGAGGGTATTGAGATTCGCTCCCTGGAGAACCGCAAGCGGTACCTCCGTGGGCTGCTTGAGACGCTCCCTGCGGGCTTCTACGTAGATGGTGAAGTCACCATACCGGGTATTCCCTTCAGCGAAGCCAGCGGCATCCTGCGGCGTTTTGAGGCACTCCCTGTAGAGGGTGGCCACATCACGATGTTCCACGTGTGGGACACTGCACCGATTGAGGCACTGACCGGCGAAAAGCCTTTCGCATTGGAGTACGCATTCCGCAAGCAGCTTCTGGTGCGGAAGATGCAGGAGGTTCCGTACCCGAGCATCTTCGTTCGGTACGTAGAGGCGCGCCAGCTTCGCAGCATCGCTGACTGCCATGAGTTCTTTGAGTTCGCCCGCAGCTTGAAGAAGGAGGGCGCGGTAATCAAGACACCCGACGACGGTACGAAGAACGGTAAGGTGGCCGGCTGGTGGAAGCTCAAGCCGGAGGACACCTGCGACGGGCGCATTGTAGGTCTGGTGTGGGGTACCGAAGGACTAGCCAATGCAGGTAAAGTTATCGGATTCGAGGTTCTCTTAGAGAACGGAGTACGCACTAATGTGACCGGCATTACACAGGCGCAGATGGCGGAGTTTACAGCGACAGTGCTCTCCTGTACCGGCGGCAAGAACCCCTACCAAAACAGATACGTTGAAATTGAGTTCATGGAGTACACCGAGGATGGTTCCCTGAGACACGGAAACTTCGTACGATTCAGGGACTTAGAGTACGCTCCAGGCATCAAGGCTTAATTAGTGTATCACTCAAAGGGGAGATGCAGTATCTCCCTCCAAATACAGGTAATCTAAATGTACAAGATACTCCACGTGGACTTAGAGACGGAGAACCACCCGTGGTATGGACAGGTGGCCTCACCGTTCAACCCAGCTAACTACATAGTAGCTCCAGGGTGGCGAGTGGATACAGTGAATGATGATGGTACAGTAGAGCAGGGTGATGTGAAGTATGATTATTTCCACAATGCGGAAGAGGCCAACTCCAGCGGGTGGTTTAATGTTCTTGCTGATTGCAGTGTCATGGTATGTCATAACGCACAATTCGAGTTGAAGTGGTTACTATCCCGCCACCGGAAGATACTGGAAGACTTCCTCAAGCGCGGTGGTCGTGTGGCTTGTACCGCCCTGGGCGAGTACCTGGTATCGCACCAGCAGACGTTGTACCCATCCCTGGATGAGACGGCGGTGCTGTACGGTGGTGACCACAAGGTTGACGGTGTGAAGATTCTGTGGGAACAGGGTCACCTGACTTCGCAGATTGACAAGGACTTGCTCATCCGCTACCTGGCCGGCACCAAGGCCACTACCGGGCAGAGTGGGGACATTGAGAACACCGCGCTGTGCTTCTACGGTCAGCAGGCTAAGCTGGCTGCCGAGGGCATGTCCGCCATGTACTGGGAGCGCTGTGATGCGCTGCTGGCATTCGCTTACTGCGAGTTCTTCGGCCTGTACGTAGACCGGGACGTGGCGAACAAGAACCTGGCTGAGCAGGAGGCGGAGATTGCTGAGCTGCGTGAGCAGCTGCAGGAGCTACTGCCGAAGGACTTACCAGAGGAGCTGGAGTTCAACTGGGGCAGTGACTACCACATGTCAGCTCTGGTGTACGGTGGCCCGGTGAAGTACAAGCACAAGGTGCCGTACGACCCGGTGCAGTACGTGAAGGACGACTTCGTTAAGTTCACCAGTGGGAAGCTGGTGCCGGTACGGGAGGTGAGTACAGACGATGCGCTTGACTTCACCAAGGTAGCGGCACTCGAGGTTGAGTACGGCCCGGCGCTGCGGTATGCCTCGGGTAAGAACAAGGGCGCAATCAAGGTATTCCGGGAGGATACCAGTGAAGAGAAACTCAAGTGGGCGGACACGTCGGTTGTCCTACCGGGACTGGTCAAGGTCGATGGACTGCCGCCAGGCATCCGTGAGAAATATGTTGGTCGCAGGGCGGAGTACGTCGGAGCGCGCACGCTTTGTGACGGTACTACACCAGTGTATTCAACAAGTACAGAAGCACTCAAAGGCCTCAAGAACTTTGTGCCTGAGGTTGGGCTTATGGTTAAGCTCGCCTCTCTCGAGAAGGACACCGGAACGTACTACCTCCGACAAGTCCTGAACGCCGATGGTACAGTGAAAGAGCAGAAGGGCATGATGCAGTTCATCGACGACCAGAGCATCGTGCACCACAGTCTGAACGTTACGGCAACGGTCACGACGCGACTCAGCTCGAGCAACCCGAACCTGCAGAACCTGCCGCGTGATGGAACGTCCAAGGTTAAGCAGATGTTCACCAGCCGATTCGGCGAGAGTGGGCGCATCATTGAAGTGGACTACTCGGCACTGGAAGTTGTAATGCTGTGTGCGATGACGCGTGATATGGACTTGTTGGCGCTGCTGCAGGCTGATACGGACATGCACTGTTATCGTCTGGCATACCGCCTGGGTGAGCCGTACGAGGAAGTGTTCAAGAAGTGCCACGACGAGACACACCCGGAGCACAAGAAGTACAAGCAGATGCGAACGGACATTAAGCCGTTATCATTCGCTGACCAGTACGGGGCTACCGCCGCCGGGCTAGCGTTCAACACCGGTTGTTCCATTGAGTTCGCTGAGGAATTCCAGGCGAACGAAGCGAAGATGTTCCCAACGTCCCGTGGGTTCCGCCAAGTCATTATTGACGAGGTAGAGCGCACCGGTGCACTGCCGGGCAGCATCCACCGTGAGATGGCCGATAATGGCACGTGGCGGGTGTATCGTCGCGGTTATTATCGTGGGCCGAGCACCACCTGTTACAGCTTCCGCCAGCATGACCAATGGCGTGACGGCAAGCAAGTCATGGATTATAAACCTACCCAGATGGCGAACTATCCATTCCAGGGTGAGGCCGGGTTCATGATGAGCGTGAGCATGGGGCGTATCTGCCGCTGGCTAATCAGTAAAGATTGGTTCGACGACCAGGTATGCTTAATCAACAACGTACACGACGCAGCGTACATGGATGCAGCAAACCCTGAGGTAGGCCGTGAGGCAGCCCTGGGTGCGAAGGCAATCATGGAAGACGCGCCGCGGTACATGACGAACATCTGGCCGGAGTACAACATGGCGGATGTGCCTTTCCCAGCTGCGGCCGAGATGGGCAGCAGCATGTACGACAAATCACACGTGGAGTAATTATGAGCGAAGTACAAGTCCCACCACGCCAGGCAAGCCTGGCATTAGCGAACAGTGCGTTGACCGACGAAGAACTGTTATACATTGCGGATGCTCTGTACGCTGCTGAGGCCCCCGACACACCGGCGGCACGGGAAGCTTTCGCCCGGCACAAGAAGAAGCATTTAAGCGCTGACGTCGCTATGCGTGCGCTTAGACACCGGAACATTGATGCAGATACCGGCACCAGAGTAGTAACCCAAACCATCGACCTGCTGGCGTAAGCCCGCGGTCTGTACTTGCAACGCATTAAATCCTTTCATTACAGAGCGAGAATACTATGTCCGATATGAACATCCTGAGCAGCCTGATTAACGACGTGCTGGCAACCCAAACTGTTGACATGACCGAAGAGAACACCGGCGGTGGCGGTGGTCTGATGCCAGAGGGTTATGCGATGGCGCGCTGTGTGTCGTACATCGAGCTGGGCAACCACACCCCCGTGGTGAATGGCGAAACCAAAGCACCTACCGATATGGTGAAGATTGGCTTCAAGCTGTTCGGTGGCCAGGACAACTGCTACGATGGGCGCTTCATCAGCACTTTCGACCTGGGTATTAGCAACAACACCAAGGCGAACGCGAAGAAGCTGTTCAACCGTCTGAACTGGGCTGGTGACATTAAGCACTTCGCTCAGGCGCTGGGCCGTGCGTACCTGATTCCAATCACCATCGCCAAGAGCAAGAATACAGGCAAGGAGAGCAACCGTATCAACCTGGACGGTATCCTGCCGCCGATGGATACTATTTCTAAAGCGCCGTACCCGGTGCCGGAGGTAACTGCAGCTGACCTGAAATACTTCTTCTTCGATAAGCCGACCAAGGAAACCTGGGATAGCCTGTTCGTTGAAGGTAGCTATGACGACGGCAACAGCAAGAACCGTATCCAGGAACAAATCATGACCGCGAACAACTTCCCTGGCTCCCCGTTGGAGCAGCTGCTTTCCGGTGTGGTGTTGCCTGACCCGGCAGCCGCGGTAGCAGCCCCAGCTGCACCGGAGGTTCCTGCAAGCCCGGCACCGGCCGCACCTGCCGCCCCGGAGGTACCTGCAGCAGTAGCTCCAGCAGCACCTGTTATGCCGGCCGCACCGGCGGCTCCGGTAATGCCAGCGATGCCTGCGGCGCCTGTAATGCCATCCTGAAATGACTTTACCGACTACCCGTTCAACTGAGCGGGGTAGCTCAGGAGAGATTGATGATTGACTTTGGTGATTTACCTACGCAGTTCACTTCACAGGTTGAGGGTCGCATCATGCTGCTGGACGGGGACTTCCCCGCGTATCAAGCAGCTGCCACTGTGAAGAAACTGCCCACGGCTATCACCCGGTACCAAACACTGGTAGAGACTGAGCGCTTCCTCACCGACTCCGAGTTAGTGAGGGTGCACATCACGGACTCTGGTTGTTTGAAGTGCCGGCGTGATGACTACCCCACGGTGCTGCCGTACCAAGGGAACCGAAAGAACAAGCCTAAGCCACCTCTGCTTGCACCTCTGCGTCTCGCCATCCCGTCCCACGACTGGCCAGGGCACTGGTCGGTATTCAACTGGATTGACCGGGAAGCGGACGACGGGCTGATGCAGGACGCTCTGTACTTCGGCGACAAGGCTGTCATGGTGTCCGGCGATAAGGACTTGAACATTACGCCTGGCCCACTCTGGATTGCAGAGGAGGGGCGCATCGATGTGATTGATGGCCGATTCGGCTGGATAGCGCAGAAAGAACTGACCAGCCAGACCAAGACAGTCGGGCACGGTACCAAGTTCTTCTGGGCGCAGATGCTGATGGGCGACGCTGCAGATAACGTGAAGGGTATCGTTAAGCTGCATGGGAGGGCCTGTGGCGCTGTTGGCGCGTACCAGGCACTTAATGGTATTACTTCGGAGTACGACGCAGCAGAGTTCGTTCTACGCGGTTATATGGAGGGTGGGCAGAACCCATTGGCTGAAGCCGAGTGCTTGTGGTTACGCCGTACGCCAGATGACTCCGCTTATAAGTATCTGTCCGAGTTGGGCTTGCCCGACAACATCCAGCAATGGTTGGATGCACTGAACCAGTACCACATTGAGGTGCTGGCGTACAACGCAGCAATGAGGGATTTTGAGAATGGTCAAACGTCTGAGTCGAGCACAAGCACGGGAACTGAAACACCAGGGACTGCCGGGCGCGACTGTCCACCGTGGAATCACACGTGCACGCCAGAATGCTATCGATAGTGTGTGGGCGGCTTACTACAACAACGATTTCGTGGCGGTAGAGGACGCGCTATTAGTGCTGCGCCGGGAATCCCCTTATCACTACCGTGAAATCAAGAACCAGTTAGCTGAGGATATTCATGACCGAGTGTAAAGACCACGGCTGCAAGGGGTACGGTATGGGTTATGCAACCGCCTGGCTTACAGTAAATGGGCGGAAGTTCACCACTACCAAGCACCGCGCAGTCTACTACCAGCACACCGGTGAGCTGCCTGAGGTGGTTCGCCACACCTGCGATAACCCACGTTGTATCAACCCAGAGCACCTAGTTGGCGGTACTCAAATAGACAACATGAGGGATTGCCGGGAGCGAGGCCGGCAGGGTGATAACCGGAACTTTGGCGCAGCTAACGGGCGTACAGTGGTAGAGGACGATATAGTACAGCGTATCCGCCAGCGCTATGTAAAGGGTAGTCGTGAGCATGGTTTGCCGTCACTGGCACGCTGTTACGGCTTGAGCACTTCACAAGTATTCAGGATTGTACATGGACAACAACGCACGCAAGTTAACCCGTAGCCAACTGAGGCCGCTGGTAATGCGGCTACTGAAAGAGCAGGGCGGGAACTGCCCCGTCTGTGCCCTGCCCATTGATATGAGTATAAAGGGCGAGGCAGTCTGCGACCACAACCACATCACAGGCAGAGTGCGGGGTGTCTTACACCGCTCCTGCAATGCGGCCCTCGGTAAGATGGAGCACGCTGTAGGGCGTTGGGGTTGTAAGTCTATGACCTATGAGGCTATGGTGCCTTGGATAGAGCGCGCTGTAGCCTACTACAAACTCCCAGAGCACCCTTACATTTACCCAACCCACAAGACCGCCGATGAGCAGCGTGTCGCCCGGAACGCTACAGAGCGTCGCCGGCGTGCAGAGCGCAAGGCTCGGCAGGTGGTAAGGAAATCCGCATGACAGTACGAATTGATGACGAATACGTCACAGGAAGCGAATTGTACGCCACCCGGCTGCATGGGTACTCCGACGGAGATTACAGCCTGCATCAGACGGATAGGCCAGGCGTGTCCCTTGGGGGAGTCGGCACGCACGATGTGTACTTGAACAAACAACAAGCAATTAAATACGCGAAAGCAATTCTACGTAACGAGGGTATCCATGCGATTGATTGAGCCTTGTATAAACGGGCCGGGGAAACCAGGCACACACGGCTACTGCTACACCCAACATCAGAACAAGCAAGTCCTGGCGCATAGATTAGCCTATGCCCAGGCAAACGGTCTGGATGTGTTCTCTATGGGTGGTGTGGTTATGCACAGCTGCGACAACAAGCTATGCGTAAACCCGCTGCACCTGTCCTTGGGCACCCACGCGGACAACGTGGCCGACAAGGTACAGAAAGGCCGCCATCCGCACGGAGCCACCTGGGCAGGGCCTCGTGGTGAGCAGCACTACCGTGCAACGCTTACTGCAGAAGAGGTTCAGTACATCCGAGAGCACTGCGTTTCTCGGAGTAGAGAGTTCGGCCGCGCCGCTATGGCCCGTCGTTTCAATGTGTCGCCACAACTGGTGTCGGCAATCATATTAAATCAAGTATGGAAATAATATGCGCTTAATCAAAATGGTAACTAAAGAGCAACACGTTGACATCCTGACTCGCTACCCTAACGACGCGGACGCTGCTGAGATTTACTCTGCTGCAATGCAGCAACCCGTCACCCGCCAAAACTGCACATACTGGCGTAAAATCTTCCTGGATGTCGGTACGAAGGCGAAGGCTGATGCAGCAATCATGAGCAACCGTGAGCTGCGTACCCCGTCGCCGGGTGATGATGTTGGCAACACTGCCTGGGTACCGGATACAGCGCGCCGCCTGATGGTTATCGGTGACCTGCACTGCCCGTACTGGCACCCAGACACGATGGCGTTTCTGCGTCACATCAAGCATGAGTACAACCCGGATTGCTTCGTGCAGGTTGGTGATGAAACCGACGGCCACGCAATCAGCTTCCACGAATCTGACCCGAACCTTGACAGTGCCGGCGTAGAGCTGGAGAAAGCCAAGGCACAACTCAAGGAGCTCCATGATGAATTTCCGCAAATGCTGGTATGTCACTCCAATCATGGCTCGCTTGTATATCGACGTGCTAAGTTCTCGGGGCTACCTGTACAGTTCATCAAATCGTATCGGGAAATCCTATTCCCTGAGCATTCGGCTCGCGATTGGTCGTGGTCATTCAACTGGAAAATCAATACTCCTGCTGGCCCAGTCTTGTTCCGTCACCAGACCGGTGGTGGTGATGCCCTCACTGCTGCGGCTGCGGAGGGCTGCAACCTTGTGGTCGGGCACGAGCATGGGAAATTTGGCAGCTCATACGGCGCTACATCCATGCGTCTGTTCTTCGGGGCGTACACCGGCTGCTTGATTGACAAGGACAGCCTGGCGTTCGCTTATGGCCGAGTGTTCCCACGCAAGCCTATCCTGGGCGTGCTCATGATTATCGACGGCGTACCAGTGAACATCCCTATGGTTTTAGATTCTGAGGGGCGCTGGATTGGTGCCTGAGTACATCCTGCCTTCTGAGTGGTGCCGTGCGCAGTACGACGCCACACTCAACCCTGACTACATCACCCTGTATACTATGTGGAAGGAACGCGGTTTATGAAAGACATTATCATTTGGGATTTGGACGGTACCCTGGCTTGTGGTAAACACCGCCTGCACCTGTTGCCTACTGAGGACTTACACCTGACCGAAAGTTGGGAAGAGTTCAACTTAGCCAGTTGGGCCGACAACCCAATCCAGGATAACATCCGGCTAATGCAGGAACTGCACAAGGCCGGGTACATCACGGTAATCCTGACAGGCCGGAGCGATATTGCCCGCGACATGACCGAGGATTGGCTGGACAAACACGGTATCCAGTACGACCACATGAAGATGCGTGAGGCAACCGACAACCGCAAGGACACAGTAATCAAGGAAGAATACCTGCGCAAGCTAGGCCTCGACCGTATCCTATGCTGCTTCGACGACCTACCACAGGTAGCCAGTCACATGCGTAGCCTGGGCTTGACATGCCACCTGGTTACCGAGTACACTGAGCAGCGTAACGACCTTAAATCACATGGAGTAGACAAATGACAGCACCTTATAACCTCAAAGGCGACAACTTCACTGGCACGGGTATGAAGTACGATGGCGACAAACCACGTATGGAGCTGCTGGTGCAGGGCTGCCCTAACGCCCTAGAGCAGGTAGCCAGCGTCCTAACCTTCGGAGCCAAGAAGTACGCTGCCCATAGCTGGCAGACTGTACCTAATGGTGATGACCGGTACCTGGCCGCACTGCTGCGTCATCTGACCGCAATTGGTAAAGGGGAAGCTACTGACCCGGAAAGTGGTATGAGCCACCTGGCGCACGTTGCCTGTAATGCCCTATTCATTCTGGAACTGGAGGCGCGGCGTGTTAAAGTTTGATGACGAGAAAGGCACTGATGAGTTACTAGATAAAGTGTTAGCCCTGGTTGACCAGGGCGACCTGACCACCGCCCGTATGCTGATGCGGGCGTCTAAGACGAAAGATTACGTGAGAGTGCACCGGGCCGTGCTGGCCCGTCGTTCATTGTTCCTGTGAGGTAGTAATGACTTTAGAGCAGCGTCAGTTCGAGATTGAGCAAGAGTACACAACGCAGGGTATCGCAGATGCCCTGGCACACTGGGAGAAAGAGCAAGCAGCAGGCCGCATGGCCGATACCGGCGTGGGGCGTGTACTTGCAGCGAAATTGTTTACGCTGGTCAAGGGTACAGTTGAGCAACGCCTCGCACAGAAAACCCGCGGGATTGGTGGGAAGTACAACCAACTCCTGCGGGAGATTGGCGTGGAGAAGGTTGCAGTAATCGGCATCCGTACTGCGCTGGGTATGTTCGGGAAGATTCGCACAGCGAACTCCCAGGCGCTGCCGGAGCTGGCCCAGGCGTTCATCAGCAAGGCTGGTGCAGACGCTGAGCTGGAGCACATGTTCTCTAAGCTGTCGCTGGCCGCCCCTGGGTACATGCGCCGTGTGGCAGAGTCACTGCGGGATGCGAACACCCGCTCCGCGAACCACCGTAAGCGTACGTTCTCCGCGTCAGCGAACAACGTCGGCCTGGAAAGCACAGACGTGCTGTGGTCACCGGCCGAGCGCGATGCGGTTGGTAAGCTCATCCTGGAGCAGATGGTTAACGCCGGCGTGGTGGTGCTTGAGCACGTGCCGAAAGGCGGCGGCCAGCACTGGGTTGTGGTCACCCCATCTGACCTGATTGCTGACCAAATCAACTCGCTGTCCGGTTCACTGAAAGCGTTCACGAAGTTCCCGCCAATGCTGATTAGGCCGCGTGAGCACACCCGTGAGACGTTGTTCAATGGCGCATCGTACGTTCATCCAGAGATGGCAAACCTATCCGGCACCATCCGTCTGCGTACCCGCCGTGCCGACCACCGCCGGTACATCCGGGAGAACATCTCTGACCTGGCCCTGAGAGCCGCTAACAAGGCCGCACAGGTGCCATACAAGGTAGACGTAGGGCTGGTCAGCTTACTGCGTGACCTCTTCGCTGTGCCTCGTACAAAGGCTGTAGTGGGCATCCCGTCCATGACTCCTATCAAAGCGCCGGAGTATCCGCTGCCGAAAGACTGGGACAGGGAAGATGAGGAGCTGAACGAGCAGCACAACATGTGGAAGGCGTTGGCCCGACAGGCGTACAATGATGAGCGTGAGCGTAAAGCACACGTCATTGCTTTTAGCCAGACAATCAAGTACATGCGTGAGTACAGCGACGACACTCTGTATTTCCCGACGTACTTCGACTGGCGCGGCCGCCTGTACTTCCGTTCACGTATCAACCCACAGAGTTCTGACTGCGTGAAAGCAGCTCTGCGTTTCGCTCGTAAGAAGCGCCTGGGTAAGCGTGGCCTATTCTGGTTGAAGGTTCACGTAGCAACGACGTACGGTTTCGACAAGAAGCTGAACGTACTGCGTGCCGCTTGGACTGACGAGCACATCGAGCAGCTGCGAGATGCTGTAGCGAACCACATCGACTCGGACTTCTTCAAGGGTGCAGACTCCCCGTGGTGTTTCTACGTGGCCGCTAAGGACTTGCTGGAAGCCCTGGACAGCGGGAACCCGGAAGACCACATGTCGGATGTACCGGTGGCGATGGATGCAACCTGTTCCGGTATGCAGCACCTGAGTGCCGCGCTGCGCGATACGGTTGGTGGTATGTTCACGAACTTGCTGCCGAACAATGGCGACGAGAAAGAGGACATTTACGCCGGCGTAGCAGCAATCGCTGTGAGCCGCATCCAGAAGGACAAGGATAACGCAGTCCAGGCCCAGTACTGGGTACACAACGGCGTGCCGCGTAGCATGGCTAAGCGCCCTGTGATGACGTACGTATACGGTGGCACGCTGCAGAGCTGCACCGAGTACGTGTACCTGGATATGGTGGAGCGCGAGCTGCCGACCGAGGAACTGTTCAGCCCGTTCAAGTTGGCCGCATACCTGTCCCGGAACCTGCGTAGTGGTATCGAGCAGGCGGTTCCTGCAGTAGCGGAAGTGATGCGTTACTTGCGTGAACTTGCTGGGAAGATGCCGGCAAATGAAGCGATTCGTCATATTTCTCCAGCCGGGTTCCCGATGGTGCAGCACTACGCCCAGGAGGAATCGGTACGTGTGCACCTGCACGGTACGAACACTCAGCTGGTTATGACCCGCTTCAACGACAGCCTGCTGAACCGGGCCAAGTGCATTAACGGTATCTCGCCGAACTTCACCCACGGCTTGGACTCCTCTCACCTGGTGTTTACGGTAGATGAGTTCGTGGACGAAGACACCGACTTGATTCCTGTTCACGACTCATTCGCTACTCATGCCTGTGACGTCGATGCAATGCACGTTGTGCTGCGTAGTACGTTCGTTCGGATGTACCAGGAGCATGACCCAATCGAGGACTTGTCGAAGTCGGTAGAAGCAATGTCCGGTGAAGAGATTCAGCGTCCGGTCAAGGGTACTTTGGACATTCGCAAGGTACTGGATTCTGAGTTCTTTATGTGCTAAAATATTTAGTGTATCACTCTAAGGGGAGATGGGAAGTGACTGTACTTGATGCGGCTTCCCTCTTCCAAGTGTGATGTATCTATTGAGATGAAGGGCGAACGAGTCAGCGCAGACTCAGAGGTAACTATGAGTAAGAGAGTAAGATTCACTGCTGAACAAGTAGCATACTTAGAGAGGATGTTCCCTGAGATAACCTCTATGGGTATGAGTTATGGTGAGTTACAGTACAATACTGGACAACGTAGCGTGTTAGCTCATCTTAAAACGTTGAGTAACATAGGAGTTCAGATTGTCGAAATTCAAGGTAATTCACTACCCAGAGGGTGACCTGCACAGCTTATTGCTCGGTGCAAGCATCGCATGGGACTACAGGCCGGAACTCCGCTGTGGGCTAACCAAGCGTGAGTTCCTGGAGACTACCCTGGAGAATGAGGGAGAGATTCCTCTGCTCGCCTGTTTCCAAGAAGAGACTTACTGTGGGGCAATCACGTTCACTCCTCCCCGGAGAGACGTGCATCATGCCGGCACTGGCAGGAGCGTAATCTCCATGTCAGTTGTGCCAGGCAGGGCAGGTGCTTTCCGAGAGCTAACCAAAACGCTCGAGGAGCTAATACGTGCTGAGGGTGGTTCATGGGTGAGTACTCCCCGGCGGCTCTCTCCCAGCGAAGTTAAAATCGAATACAGGAGTATTTAATATGGGCGGTGGTGGTGGATTAGGTAAAATCATCGGTAAGGTCGTCAAGAACGTACCAGTCGTGGGTAAGACCGCGGGCGGTATCCTTGACCAGTACCTGGGTACCGATACCCTGGGCAACAAAGCAGCCGCTGAGCGCGACGCTGCAGCAGCCCGTGATGCGAACCAGCGCAAGCTGACGCAACAGAATAACGCAAACATCCTGGACGTGAATTCCCAGGCAGAGAACATCGTACAGACCGATGCTGGTGGCTCCGCTGCTGCATTGGACGCTGCAGGTACCTCCGTTAAGAAACGCAGAGCCGGTAGCATCTCAACCTCCTTAGGCCTGTAATGAACGGGGCCCGGTCGTACGAAAGTCTCTATGATAAGTACAAGGACGAAACGCATATCATCAAGACCGAAGAGTTCGCGAAGTGGAGCTTACCGGCTCTCTTCGCCGACCAGGATTGGCGAACTGATGGCAGGCGTCAGACCGTAGCCCGAGACTACCAAAGCGTTGGGGCTGTACTTTCAAATCATCTTGCTTCAAAGCTGGCGGGAATCCTGTTCCCGTCTACGCAATCCTTCTTCCGCATTGACAGCGCAATCGGTACTGACGGCATGGCATCAGCCCTGTCGGTCACAGCCAAAGAGGTCGGTTCCGCACTGGCCGCAATGGAGAACCGAGCCTATAAGCGTATCTTCTTGAAGTCCTCGTATCACCAGCTTGTCCAAGCGATGAAACTCCTGATTGTAACTGGTAACGTGCTGCTGTACAGGGATTCCGACACAGGGAACCTGCACGCTTACAGCACCCGACAGTACACTCTGCTACGTGATGGCTCCGGTAAAGTGCTCGATATGATTCTCAAGGAACGTATCAGCATCGGTAGCCTGCCGGCAGAGTTGGGCGTGCACTTCAAAGGGCGCGACCTGTCGGATAACGTCTGCTTGTACACCCGCATACACCGCCAGACCCGAGCCGTAACCGACGTGTTCGTTGTGACGCAGCAGGTTGAGGGTATCATGCTGGGTGGCACTGCTGAATACCCCGAGGCTATCTGCCCGTACATCCCAGTTACCTGGAACCTCATCACAGGCGAAACCTACGGCCGCGGTCTGATTGAAGACTTCGCCGGCGACTTCGCTAAGCTGTCCAGCCTCTCTGAGGCCTTGGCGCTGTATGAGATTGAGGCGTGCCGCGTCCTGCACATGGCGAAACCTGGTAGTGGTGCTGACGTGGATAGCATGGCGCAGGAGGAATCCGGTGCCTGGGTGAGTGGTGACCCGAACGCGGTGCAAGCGTATGAGGCTGGCGACTACAACAAGATTCTGGCCCTGGCTGCCGAACTTGAGACAATCACCAATCGCATCTCCCCTTCGTTCCTGTACGTCGCTAACCAGCGCGATGCCGAGCGTGTTACTGCAGAAGAGATTCGGCAGAACGCAGCTGAGGCGGAATCCGCATTGGGTGGCGTGTACTCCAGCTTGGCAGATTCTCTGCACATCCCACTGGCACACATTCTGTGCTGGGAAGATACACCTGAATTCATTGAGGAGTTACTGGCCGGCGGTCTGACGCTGAGCGTACTCACTGGTGCTGCGGCACTGGGGCGCGCTGCTGATGTCGATAAGCTGGTACAGGCTGCTCAAGTCCTGGCTGTGGTTATGCCTGCGCTCACGCAATCGAGCGGTCGGTTCGACCCGGAGAGGATTGTGGACAAGGTGCTGCTGGGCGTTGGGCTGAACCCGGACGACTTCTACTACACCGAAGAAGAGTTGCAGCAGAAGCAGCAAGCGCAAGAACAACAACCTAACCCAGTCGATGCTTCCCTGGCGGACGTATCCGACGCAATTCAAGGACAAATGCAATGAGTGATTTAGCACCAGGCCAACTGCCTCCAGTAGAACCAGGTACCGGCGCATTCCAGGAAACGAAAGTATCCGGCGTGCCCGATGTTCCCGTCCAGACGAAGGAACCTACCCTGGATGACATTCTGAAAGCAGTGCAGGCTCGTAACACCGAGACACCAGCAGACAAGCCAGCGGATAAGCCCGCCGACGTGCCGGCTGTACCTGCAAGCGCCGAGGACAAAGACAAGCCCGCTCCTGCTGCCGTTAAACCAACTGGCAACAAGGCGCTGGAC